CACCCCGTCAATAACGAAGGCGACCTAAAAATCGCCCAGGTGGTTGAAGGAATCACGCGCCACATTGAAGTTAATTCCAACGCGGATACCGCTTATGACACCGCGTTTGAATACGCTGTCCGCATGGGTTGGGGATATTGGCGCGTGACCACCAACTATGTGTCGGAAGACAGTTTCGACCAGGAAATTTACATTGAACCGATTGACGACCCGTTCAGCGTGTATTTCGACCCCAACAGCGTTTCACCCGATGGCGCCGACGCTGAAAAATGCCTGGTGACTACCGTTATGTCCAAGCGGGCGTTCCGTGAGCAATACCCCGAAGCCGACGACGGATCGGGCTTTTTGCCCAGGGCAACCGGTGACGACACCGCGGAATGGGTGACCCGCGAGGATATTCGAATTGCCGAATACTGGTACGTGGAACGCGAACGCGCCACCCTGGTCATGCTGTCCGACGGCACAAAGGTGTTTGAAGACGAATTGCCCAGCCCTGAATTGCTGGACGCCAGCAAGATCACGATTATGGACAAGCGCCCGTCCTACCGTAAAAAGGTCAAATGGTGCAAGATGACAGCCATGCAAATCCTGGAAGAAAAGGAATGGGCTGGCAAGTACATTCCAATCATTCCGTGCTATGGCGCACAAATGATTATCGAAGGCAAGCGCAAAAAATACGGTTTGGTGCGGTTTGCAAAAGACCCGCAGCGGATGTACAACTTTTGGCGAACCAGCATGACCGAAAGCATCGCCCTGGCGCCCAAGCCAAAATGGCTGATCGCCGAAGGCCAAGACGAAGGCCACGAATCCGAATGGGCGATGGCCAACATCAAATCCACGCCTGTCCTACGTTACAAGCAAAAAGACATTGAAGGCGTACCAGCGCCCGTGCCAACCCGCATTCAACCCGAACCGCCGCCCGATGGCATCATGGTGGCCGCAAGCGCTATTGCTGACGACCTGAAAACCGTGTTGGGTATCTTTGACCCGTCCCAGGCGTTGCCAGGCAATATTTCCGGCAAGGCATTGCAAGGCCAGCAGCAACAAGTTGACCTGTCAAATTTCCACTTTTACGACAACATGACCCGCAGCATCAAGCACACGGGCAAAGTGATCCTGGACTTAATTCCCAAGATTTACGACACCCAGCGCGTTTTGCGGATTATTGGCGTGGATGGCAAACCCGACCTGGTGACAATCAACCAGGTGGAAGCCACCGGCGAAGTGTTGAACAATGTCACGGTTGGTTTATACGACGTGGTGATGGACACCGGCCCAGGCTACAACAGCAAGCGCCAGCAAGCCGTTGAAGCCATGATGCCTTTGATGGTTGAACCCCAAGTGTTCCAGGCCGCGGGCGATTTGCTGTTCCGCAACATGGATTTCCCTGGCGCCGATATCATTGCCGACCGTTTGGCCGCCATGAACCCGCTGTCCAAGATCGACGAAAAGTCGGACATCCCGCCGCAAGCGCAAATGCAAATGCTGGCGCAGCAGCAGCAAATTGCCCAAATGGAACAGCAAATGATTGCGTTGCAGTTGGAAATCAACAACCGCGGCCAGGTAGCGCAAATGAAGGAAGACGGCAGCAACCGCCGCAAGTTGATGGACGTGATTTCACGCGCCTACAACACCGACACAATCAACGAAGCCAAGGTCAACCAGTCAAACATGAAAGCGGTTACCGACCAAAACAAAATGGAATTGGACGTTATGACCCGCTTGATATTGGCTGGTATCACGCCCGAAGCATTGGCCGCGGAAATGCAGCGACGCGACCAGGAACAACAGCAAGCGTCCGCGTTTGCCGAAATGGAAGTCAATCAAACGCAAAACCCGTTTATCCAGGCTGGCCAAGAATTGATGCAGCCGCAACCCATGATGCAGCCGGAAATGCAGCCACCAATGCAGCAGCCGCAGCAGCCTGGAATGCAGCCTAATATGCAACCTGGCATGATGTGATTGACAATGTAAGTATTCGGGTTGAAAATCAACCCAAAGCCTACCAATGGGTTTTCATTGGGTTAATTCTTAGGATAAACCTATGTCGGAAGTGCAAGAACGCCTGGCGAGTAACATCGTAACAAGCGAAAATTTAGCGGAATTCACAGCCCAAAAACTTGGTTTAGTTGATTCGGAACCCGCAGCCCCCGTGGCGGCCAACGAAGACGCCAAAAGCGCCGTTGCCGAGCCGGATGCGGACGATCAGAGTGGACAAGATCGGGAAGGGAATGACGCGACAACAGAAGACGATCAGAAGGAACGCAAACCTAATCCAAAATTGGAAAGGCGGTTTTCAGAAATCACGAAACAGCGTGAAGCGGCCCGCGAGGAAGCCCGCGTAGAACGTGAAAGACGTGAACAATTGGAAACCAGGCTGAAGGAACTGGAAGGCAAGGTCACCCCCCAGGCGCAAGCGCCCCAGGATGACGTTGGCGAGGAACCCAAGCCGGAACAATTCAGCGATATGTACGAATATGCGAAAGCATTGGCCGAATATACCGCTGATAAAAAGATGGCAGAACGGGATCAACAAGACTTGAACCGCAAGGCCGCGGCTGAACAGGAAGTGAAATTCAAAGCCTGGGCAGATCGTGTGAACGCGGCGAAGTCAGAGATGCCGGACTTTGACGACATGGTGCAAAGCAGCGACGTTCGTGTAAGCGATCCGGTGCGCGATGCAATCATCGAATCAGAGCATGGGCCGCAAATTTTGTATTACTTGGCAGAAAACACCGAGTTTGCAAAAAAATTGTCCGAAATGTCGCTTGTTTCAGCCGTCCGAGAAATTGGAAAAATTGAGGCCCGTTATGAGAGGGATTCGAAGGTAAGCGCCCCTGAAGTGAAGCCTACTGTTGGGAAGTCAAAAGCGCCAGCGCCGATTTCGCCGCTGCGTGGTGCAGTTAACACCGTTGACGCGGGCCTGGATGCCGATGGCAATTTCCATGGTTCGTATCAGCAATGGAAAGCAGCCCGCGCAGCACGTAGAATCCGCTGACATTTAACCCATTTTTGAGGAAAAAATCATGTCCAACAATTTGCTTACCATTAGCAAGATCACCAACGAAGCGTTGATGGTCTTGGAAAACGAATTGACTTTTACAAGCGAAGTAAACCGCGAGTATGACGATCAATTTGCTGTAACTGGCGCGAAAATTGGTAACACGCTGAACGTTCGCCGTCCTGGTCGTTTCATCGGTACTACCGGCCCCGCCCTTAACGTTGAAGACTTCAACGAAACTAGCGTTCCTGTCACGCTGTCAACCCAATTCCACGTGGATACCCAATTCACGACCCAGGATTTGGCCTTGTCGCTTGATATGTTCAGCGACCGCGTGTTGAAACCGGCTATTGCTGCCATTGCCAACAAAATTGACTTTGACGGTCTTTCCATGGCAAAAAACAATACCGCCAACATCGTTGGAACTGCTGGTACGCCCCCAACTGGTCTTATCACTTATTTGACCGGCCAGGCATTCCTTGATTCTGAAGGCGCACCACGCGATGGTCGTCGTTCTTGCATCATTGAGCCGTTCACCAGCGCGACTATCGTTGACAGCCTTAAAGGTTTGTTCAATCCACAAAACCAAGTCAGCACCCAATTCCAAAAAGGTCTTATGGGCCGTGATTCGGGCGGCATGAACTGGAAAATGGATCAGAACGTTGTGAACCAAACTTTCGGCAATTACACCGGAACTTTGGCCACCAACACTTCGACCTTTACTGGTTCGTTGTCCACCGGTTGGGCTTCTACATCCACCATCACTTTGGTTGCATCCGCTGGTTTGACTTTGAACCAGGGCGACGTGATCCAAATTGCTGGCGTGTATGCAGTTAACCCACAAAGCCGCGCAGCCTACGGTTCAGGCAAACTTCGCAACTTCGTTGTGACTGCCACAACAAACGTTGCAACTACACCTGGCACACAAGTCACCGTTTCGCCCGCCATCATCACCGGCGGTCAATTCCAAAACGTGACTGTTACTGCTACCAGCGCAACCGCCGTGGTGACCCCGTTCGCAAACAGCGGCGAAGTCAGCCCACAAAACATCATCATGCACCGCAATGCGTTCACGTTGGCAACTGCCGACTTGGAATTGCCTGATGGCGTTCATTTCGCTGGCCGCGCTTCCGATAAGGAACTGGGACTTTCCATCCGTGT